CCTGTCAGCCCCCTGCCAATCCAAGGCCCGTCTGCCAAGCCCCAAGCCCCAAGCCCCGTTTGCTGGCCAGCCCCAATGTCACAAGCCCACCAGGTACCCCCCTGGGACATCCAATGTCCTACCCCTCTGTTTACATAGCACTCCGAGGTACGACACGCCATGTCCCACCCCGTTACATCCGCCCCCGCCCGCGCCCGCGCCCGCGATCCGCGGAGCCGTGAGTACATGGTGCGGTATTCCGGATCTCCCATACGCCATACGGAATTCGGAATTCGGGAATCGGGATTCGGAATCCGGGGTACAGGAAATCTTCATGGTGCGGTATTTTCCCTCTTGACGCGGATGGATATGGTGCGGTAGGTTGCGCCCATCGCCGCATGGTGCGGTGGTGCAACGAAAGGAATGCTATGAGTCCGATTGAGATATTGTGCGAGATGGTGCGGCTGCATGATCTTGGAATCAGGCCGCAGGTGGTGCGTGGAATGTGGCGTGAGGAGAAGGAGTGGGAGTTTGCGATTGAGCAGGCTCGCCAGCGTGTGCGTGAGTGGAACAATCTCATCGAGGGAGTGAAGGTGGGCCAATGAAACTGCAAGAGATCAAAGACGCGGTGCTGGCCGGCAAGACTGTGCACTGGAAGAACGGGGCGTATCGGGTGATCTTCGATCCTACCCGTGGCAGTGTGATTGCCGGGTTCCTGATCGAGTGCGTCCTGAACGGGGACTGCACCGGTCTGACGTGGACCAATGGCGTGACCATGAACGGCGAGGAGGAGGACTTCTTCTTGGCCGAGGAGGTGGCTCTGTGAAGCCCCGGATCCTTGTGGCCTGCGAGTACAGCGGGAGGGTGCGCGACGAGTTCGCTGCTCGTGGCTGGGATGCGTGGAGCTGCGACTTCGAGGAATCGGACACAGTGGGCCAACACTACCATGGTGATGTGCGGGATCTGCTGACCCAGCGGTGGGACATGATGATCGCGTTCCCGCCCTGCACCTACCTCTGTTCCAGCGGGATGCACTGGACGACCCGTGGTCTCCGCGACCCCAAGCTGACCGAGGAGGCGCTGGAGTTCGTCCATCTGTTACTAAATAGCGGGATCCCGCGTATAGCGATAGAGAATCCGGTGGGCGCTATCAACACGCGTATCTGCAAACCCTCCCAGATGATACAGCCATGGCAGTTCGGTGATGACGCGAGCAAGCGCACCTGTCTGTGGCTCAAGAATCTTCCGCTATTGCAATTCGATCCGAACCACTGTGTCCCACCTCGTGGATATGAATTGGTCCGCAGTGCTTATGATATGTTGGAATGCGAGGGCTGCGGCGAGCCCTATTGTCCTGAGCACGAGGATCATTACGAGAACTGCCCGTGCATTGGTCCGGACGAGGAGCACGTGATCATCCGGGTGGTGGACGGGGTGCGATTCGCCACGCGGCTGAGTCCCGCGCCGGCCAAGCTATTGTGGGCCAATCAGACCCCCAGCGGCCAGAACAAGCTCGGCCCCAGTCCGACCCGCTGGAAGGAGCGATCCAAGACCTACCCCGGCATCGCCCGCGCAATGGCCGATCAGTGGTCATCCATCGAGTAGGCCAATCATCCCCTCCCCATCCACCCCCCAAGCGATCCCCTGACCCCCATCCGGGGCTTTTCGTTTCTAAGCGATCGCCACCCCCATTCCGCATCAACAGACCATTTCGCAATCAAACGCGCTCCTAGCCCCCTTCCCGCTCCAGCAATCGCTATCCTCCATCCACCACCACAACCCCCAACACGGGTACTTCGCAATCAGTCGGGGGTTCTCAATAAATGCCGCCGCCGCGGGGGGCCGTTAGAGCCCCCCAGAGCGTAGCGGCGATGCATTTATTGACTCCCTTTTAAGGGAGTATTAAGACTCCCTTTTAGGGGAGATAGCGGGGGGGGTGGGAACTTCCTGCTACCACGATTTGAATTTCCTTTTGGATAGTTGACTGGCGTCCTGGGAGAAGCTACCTTGTTCGTCCCATGAGTTACTTAGAGAATGGTTCCACCCTCCGCGCCATGTTCCGCCTGATGCCGCCGATGAGGCACGATGCCGACCCCACACGGTCTGATGTTGTGAACTACATCCGCGAGAATCTCCGCTGTGAACTGGGCCGTGCGCTCCGTGCGTTTGATTCGATGCGCCACCTGAAGAGCGCGGTCTTGATATACGATCGTATTCATCGCCAGTGGCGTGGATGTGATTGGATGCCTATTGATGAGCTGGACAAGATATCTCTATTGATGAGTACTGTTACAGAGCTGAAGCGTGATATATCTTCGTTGAGAACGGAGCTTCGGAAGGTGAAGCATGAGATGGTCTCCTTGCGCCGGCGCAAGGGTAGCAGGAGGGATGAGGAGGTGGCCGACGATGAGGTGGGAGATGTGGATCCGGAGCCTAAGCCTGAGCAGCAACAAGCCGCTCCCCCCGAAGAGAAAGCGGCTGATCCGGAGGAATGGTTCCGAGCTATGCGCGTCGCCCTTTACGGGTCTGATACGGCTTCTCCTTCTTCAACTCCGCCCCCGTCATCATCATCGGATTCCACTTTTCCCATACGATCCCGCTGGGAGCGTGCTGAAGGTTGAGTGTGTTGGCCGGGAGACGCGATCCCCGCTTGCAGAAGGCTAACTGGAAGCGTCTAGGCTTTGATTGGCCTACTTCTGCAAGGACCGCGATCTCCCGCGCCCAATTGGCAAGCTCGGAGCTTCCGAACCCTGCGTGGGCCAGTTCCATGGTGGTGAGGGGTTCGCCGTCCTTGCGCTGGGTTTTTCCGATGTGGTGCATCCAGATCCAAGCGACCTTGGTCTGATGGAGGATGGGCTGGAGCTTGTTGCGGAGGAACACGCTGACCTCGCCTTGGTCGCTGAGATCGCCGCCGAAGTAGGAGAACAGGGGATCTCCGATGATAACATCTAGCTTTGAGCGTGTGATGAAGCGGCGGGCAAAGGCGAGGAACTGATCTCCGGTGCGAACGGACTCGGTGCGGAAGTGGAGGTTCTCTTGAAGCATACCGATGTCGCTGACGCCCATGTTGAGTCCTTGGACGACTCCCCGGAAGGATTCAGCGAGGTCGCCCTTGTCATTCTCGGCTTGGACGATACCGATGCGGAGCGGGCGCACAGGAGCGATTCCAAAGAAATCTTTGCCTAGAGCCCAGCGGATGACGATCTGCATCATCATGGATGACTTCCCGATGCCGGTACCGCCGCTGATGATCATGGAGGATCCGCGGGTGAGCCAGCGTTTGCCGATGAGGTTGTCCGGATCTTTGGTCGGATCAAAGTTGATGAGTTCTTTAACCGTGACCACCGTGGACTTGTCATCGTCGCTCTCCCGGTTGGTGAGCCAATCCTCCCAGGATGCCGCCCCGAGGTTGGTGTCCAACAGCCGTTGCTGCGAGGTCGGGCTGCGCCATGCGCCGGGGAGGCGGGAATAGCGCGAGGGGTTCTTGTTCTTGGCATCGATGCCGGGGATTACCCGATAGATCTCATCCCGGCGGGCGTCCCATTCCTTGCGGGAGGGGGCATCGACCCGGACCCAGCCGTGGATGCTCTTGCCCCCGGAGTCGATGAGGACGGTGATGGGCAGGCCAGAGTCACGCAGTCGCTTTTCCTGCTCGGGCTTGGGGAGGTCATCGAACTCGACTAGGACATGGCGGAACGCGCTGACATCGTTGTCGCTGCCGCTGTAGAGGTTGGGCTTGAAGGGGTTGATGCGGACGAAGATCCCCTCGCGCTCCGGTGAGAGGATGCGGGACTGGGGATCATCGAAGCGGTTGAGCCATTCCTCGATTGTGATGAACGAGCCTGCACTGACTGGCCTACCCTCCTCGACAGCATCGCAGATGCAGACGACCTCAGTCGGGGCGAACGCGGCCTGCATGAACCGCTTGAACTCGCTGGCTTGGGGATCAAGAGCAACCGGACTGAGCGATGGCACCGGCACCGGGGCAGCATCGGCCACCGGCTTCTTGAATGTCACCCTGCTGAGATCGAATGGCCCGGAGGGTGATGATCCCCCGGCATCGAGAAGATGTCCCCTAGGCTTAGTGTGAGCGCGGGACGCGGCTTCCCGTAGCTTGTAGGCCAGCTCTGTGGCCTTCCACGGGGGTTGGCAGGACTTGTTCCAGTCTTCGAGGAGGGTGAGGCTGTCCACATGGGAGAGGGCGAAGCCGTGGACGAGGCCGACTGCGGCGGTGTAGGTGGCGTTGTGGCCACCGGATCCGGAGATGGCTGGCGGAACCTTGGAAAGCCAAAGGCTCGCTCGTTGGAGCGTTGTCATGTCGTTGATTCGTTGCTTGTTAGGGGGTTGTCAGGATTCTGGCCAGATCATGCTGAGTGGATCTGGTGGTTGGGGACCGATTGGCGATGGCACCCAGGTCT